ACTCCAGTTCCGCAAAGAAGTACGTACATGATTTCGTCAAACGCCCGAATATCATCAACAGCACGGTAACTGCAATTATATCCAGCAACATTGTCACGCTCCAGAGCCTTACCCGCTGTCATCATACAGCGCATAGAGGGCATTACTTCATGATCCAGTATACCATTGCGTATACAATCGCGGAGAGTAGCATCATCGCCAAAAACGCTGGGATGCTTTTCAGCAAAGAAGTTGATATATCTGTCAACAGTCTCAGGCCAGTCTTCACGCCGCTTCTCCTCATCAGACCACTTGGCATAGCGGCTTTTGTGGATGTATGATTGATAGTCGTCCATCAGTAATCTACCTTAGTATCAGAGATCAGGTAACGGATGTCCAGCTTCAGCTTGGATGGTGGCGGGAAATTGTTGGCGTCGTACCAAACATCGACCATCGTGCTGATCTGATCGTCGGTTATGTTACCTCCAGCACTAAGGCGAGCTGCGACAGGATCAGTGGTCTGTACGGCTTCCACCAATGGCCCACCGGGGAACTCGTGGATGAAACCAGTGGAAGGAGCGGCAGGTTCCACGTCCAGAAAGTAGGTCTGTGTCGTGTCCAGCACGTCAGTAGCTGGCGCACCATTCACGATGTAATCGTCGGGGTAGACGAAGTTGTACTTCTTCTCACCCTCGCAGATCCAGTCAAAGAGCTGAGTGCCAGTCTGACTGATAGGGAAGTTCTTTGGCAGTTTCTTAGGCACGGTAGAATACCTCCTTCGGCACACGCCGATAACAAGTCATTGGTTTGTAAGAAGTTTGCCTACGTTCTTCACGCTGTTCCGTGATGGCGTAGGGCAGGTACACGTAGTTCTTGTCACAGTATGGGATCATGTCAGCACCATGGGAACGTGAAGAAAGCGGCCGCACAGACACCACCAAGAACGAAACTCACTGCTATGGTGACGAGCCGATTGTCTGACGAATGGATATAGTGGTCGTATGCTTCGTGTGCTGCTTGCTGATCTTTCTTCGCCAAGTCGAGTTCATTCTTGAGTTTCTGGATCTCCGCAGCATTCTCATGGTTACGGCGCTCCTCACGATATAGTGTAGACTGCATACGACGGCCTATCTTATCCCACTCGCTAGGCGTAATGTATGTGTAGTAATTACTCATCTCGATTGGCATCTTGATTCACTCCAAAGGGGTCTGGGTCATCAGTGCAGATAAAGCCAGCAGCTTCATATCCATCAGCTAACATACGGGCCTGTAACTCGGTGTTAGCTTCAATCAGATTGATGATATTGTCAGCACTGGCGACGCACTCTTCTTCAGTAGCAAAGGGCTGTCCTATTGTCTCGACAGAGTTAATGTCCGGCTGTCCTCCATCAAACACGAGGACAGACCAGAGAGCAAAGGCTGCGGCACTAATCATCTAGGTTCACCGCAGGCTCAATCAGCTTGCTGACGGCTTCATTGAGAGCCTCTATAGAAGCTGCAATGTACGCCTCATTACCCTTGCTAACGACAAAGCCATTCTGAAGAATGGTAATCATAATCTGTTCAGGTTGGTTCTGGTTGCTCATAGTGTTATCTCCTTTTTGCTCCTAAGAGCGTCTCATACGTAGCCAATGACGATACTGGTTACTCTTGTCGATGTCCTGTTCTAAGTCTCCCTTGTCTCCAGCACGCAGCCGGTACTTGAGGATGTTACCAAGTAGATAGCCCTCGAACTGCTCTGGGGTCAGAGCCTTCTCGATAATATCGATGACTTCAATCCCTTCTGCAATCTTGTAGTGGTTTGGAGAGTGCACTACATCATTAGCACGCTCGATCTGTTCCATGATTTCGGCCTTGGCATCAAGCATCATCTCTGTTGCTCCGTCACTCATTAGTGCAGCCCTCCCTCTACGTTACCTCCATCAAACTCAGCCAGTGCATCCGCAGTGTCCTGCGCTTGCTTGATACCCTGAACCATCATGTCAAACGCCTTGGCGATGATGTAGGAGTTCTTCAGATCATCGTCCATGTCGTGTGCGTCAGCGTGAGTTTCCTCAGCCTCAATTACTAACTGCTTGCAGCTAGCCCATACGATAGTGCATGCCGTGATAGGATCACTCTCAAGGAGATCCACCATCTCATCGTCTTCGTACATCCGCTGTTCAATGTTCAGTTCATCAAAGTCCATGTTAAAGCCCCTGTTGTGTAAGTTTAACTTTCTTGCTCTCACCCTTCTCTGCGAGACGGCTCCTGCTCCAAGTACCACAGTCCTGACACTGGTATTGCTGGTACACCATTGTCCTCGTCTTTGCCTTACCCTGCTTGGTAACGTGAGTACCACCACAGTTAGGACAGACGGCTTGTTCGCTATTCGCAAATAGCGCACGATTAGGATGCCTGTCAATCCAAGGAAGCATGCGCTCGTACAGCAGCTCCAGCAGCTTAACATCCTGAATGTTATACTTTTTCATGCGTCCCCATGCTGGCTTGTCACCAGCCATGCACTTAACCCACAGCTCATGTCCCTCGTGCTCGTGCTTCTTGCCAGGCCCAAGCCTACTGGCTACGTAATCCAGCTTGTTGCTGGGGAACTTGAACTTACCACGAAACACACGGAACAGATCAATCTGCTGATACGGACTAGGCGGGTCATACCCGTCAAGTAGAAAGTCCTTGTTGATTGTCGGGATGTCAAACTTGGTGCCGTTGTAGTGAACAACAGCATCAGCTTCATGCAGCAGATCCCATAGCGTATCCATCATGTCTTTGTCGTTACGTGACTTGAAGATAACCTTCTTCTCACCATGCCACTTAGCAGCAAAGCAGAGCGTGTAACTGCTCTCCATGAGTTGCTTGGTTGAGACAGTCTGCTTGAACAGCCCCCAGACATGCGCGGTGTTCGGACTTGTCTCGATGTCTATGTGCAGGAGTTTCATTTAACTCTCCCAATGTCGTTAATATGGAAGTACCGGAAGCCGTGTCGGTTGCACCAGTCTCCCATACTCATCTTTGCTCCCTTACGTACCTTCTTCTCAGGGTTAGAGAAACAGAATACTAGCTCTTTCTCTGCTCCGTCTGCCTCTAGCTGATCCCTAACAGCCAAGTACTTAGCCTGATCCCCGCTCCTGAAGAAGCCCTTCACTTCAATCAGTACGTCATCCTTAACGAAGTCCGGCTTGTACTTACGCTCCATGACGTATGGTACATCGTAAGGCTCATACTCCCAATCCTCTCCTAAGAGCAAACTCGCCTTGTGTTCGAGAGCACTCTTGAACTTGCCAATCTTCTTGGGCTTACAGTTCGACCTCTTCGTCCTGCTCCGCGCTTTTCTCATTGAGTTCTTCCTTTATCTTGGCGTCCATGAATGCAAGTTCCAGTTCACGCATTACTACAGCCAGCGAGTGGCGCATGCCCTCAAAGAAGTCTATTGCAGTACTAAGCTCATCCTTGTCAGTTACGCTGACGTAGAACGAACTAACACTGTGTCCGTCATGTACTCTGAGATCAACGGATAGGTTCACATCGCCGACTTCTCCTGAGTAATCATCCATCGTAGCACTGATGTATGCGTCACTGCTCTGTGCAGGAAGCAGGAACCGACGATCTAATACTTGGGTGTCCATAATTCTTTACTCTCCTTCTCGTCTCGTAGCATCCACAGTAAACGGCCCATCTCAACGAGAGCCTCATAGGGTTTCTCATAGGAGCTATACTCGTAAGCTTCCATGACTTGCCAAAACATATCTTCTTCAGTCTTACAGTCAGCGAGTAGCTTATCAGCAGTCTTCTTGCCTATCTTTGGAACACCCGGAATGTTGTCCGTGGTATCTCCAGTAAGCATTTGCCGATAGAAGCTGTACGCCGCCCCGTAGGGCGACACATCATACAGCCGATCAGTATTGTAGTTGTAATGCCAGCCCTCTACCATATCTAAGTCCTTGTCTATGGTACAGATTACTGAGTCATCAGTTTGATTTATGGCGAGAGCATCATCGGCTTCCATGCCGGTGATTACCTCCGCCCCCCAATGGTCGATCATGTAGTTCCTAATGTTGTCGTAGTGTACCGGCTTCCGATCCGGGCGTGTCCCCTTGTAGGGGCGTATGGTCGCTACGCTGTCCCTAAAGTTAGAGCCGCCGCTGAGGAAAATCCGCATCTCATTAGCCTGCGTAGCATCCTCTACCCGTTCGAGTAGGTTCTTTACCAAGTGTAGCACGTGTGACTTAGGTTCTGCCTCCACCAGTCTATTAATCTCATTTGGATCGCAACCGATAAGTGCACAGTGCTCCTTAGCTTTCCCCGGTGTGGGGTGGATGAGTCCGTCAGGAGTTTCATAGACGGATTCCTCAGCAGCGAAACCACAGATATAACATACGGGATCTCCATCAACAAGTGCTGGATTCATGGTAGTACCTCCACGCAAGTTATAGAAACTTTCTCATTCTTGAACGCCCTCTTGTACTGTTTGTTCAAGTTGGTTCGCCACCCTTTCAAACGCCGATATTCGTTTGTGCCCTCCCTGCACTTCATACTGAGTCCGTCAGTCTGGCTCGGATCAGTACTAAACTCCGTCTTAGCGTGAACAGTCTTGTGGTAACTGCACCACTTATCTGTGTTAGGATCGCCACCAGCATCAGCAACTCGTTGCCTCTTATGTAAGAGAAGATGGTACGCTTGATCCTGACAGATAACTAGATTGCTCGGCGCGTTATTGTCCCGATTACCATCTACATGATGGATAATCTCAGTCGGCTTAAGTGGACGACCTAGTGCCATCTCAGCTACAACCCTATGTACATACTCGTAATTCTCTGTACACGCATAGCCATTTAGTTTCCAGTCCACGAGAGCCGGGTTCATTTACTCTTCTCCAGACGCCAGTGCTTCGGCTTCTGCCTTGTCCAGATCGCCAGTGGTGTATGCCTCGAAGTACCGAGCCACCCTCACAACTGTCTCCATGTATTTCTCAATATCGATGGTATCGACTATCTCGCCACATGCCCGCTGAGCCGCTGTGAGCGCGTTCTGGCGGTTAATGGTACGCTCTGGTGCGAGAGGCTCAACCGGGAACGAACGCCCCCCACGGAAGCCACCACCTCCTCCAGAGTTGCTCTTAGGAGCAGGAGTGGATGGTACAGCAGCCCCTGTGCCAGCCGCCACAACAGTCAGTGACTTGATGTTGCGGTAGCCCTTGTCTGTCTGCTCGAAGGTAATTACTACCTCGTCACCGGCGTTGGCGCTCCACTTCTTGAAGCCACCACTGTACTCCTCACCGTCAATCGTGAACCGCTTAGTGACCTTTGGCCCCCACTTGGTATTCACATTAACGTCCACAACGTTCTGGACTACGCCCTGTTTCTCTAACAAATCACTCACTTTACATCTCCTTTTTCACTATTCGTAACTATATTATAGCACACATTTCAGAGCTTGTCAAGCTTTGCACGGATTGCCTCTCTTGTAGCCATGACTCCAGCAGTAAATGCTTGCTTGTCGCCTCTATCTTTAACTGGTACTACATAGCCAACTGGAATCTCCGCAGCCTGTTCCAGCCAGTACGATTTCCATACATCTCTGGCACCTTGCTGTGATTTTTTGCAGTCAGCCAGTTCCTGCTCCAGTTCGGCGATGTGCTTCTTGTAACCATCTACAGTTTTAACATCTAGTAAGATATTAGCCATCACCCTCTCCTGTCATAGTCATTACTGGTCCCTTTTGGCGGCGTTCCCCGCTGGCTGGCCGGTCGCTCTCGGCAGCACTCGCGCACCGTGTATTCGTGGCTATGCAACCAGCAGGGACACC